CGTCTTCAATAACAATCTGTTTGTTATCAAGGAGATCTCGCATACTGGCCCACATAGCGGTAGTCAGGTTATTGTACCTTTCAGCTGCATCTTTACCTGCTGCCGTATCAGTCTCAATCTTTTCAGCGGCATTTATCGGGATAACTTGCATCTTGTACAGCTTTTGTTCTTTCCGGACTTCCTTTAATCGGTCAGTGACGCCTCCTCCAAGTCCTGTATCATCAATCTGCACATATACCTTGCCTTCATACGTTGGATGTTCTCTATATATCTTCTTGAATTCCTGTACGATATCCCCTACAGTGGCCATCAGGTTCTGTCCTCGCCTGTTCCGGACTATTTTGCAATGACCATGATAATTACGATATATGATCGTTTCATCATCTCCAAAACGGGCCACATCCACCCCCAATGATACAAACTGCATTCCATCTGTATCATCCAGTTCTAAAAGCCTGCTGCTACATTGTTCAATAATGCTCAGCGGAATAAATACGTCGTCCTCCTGGTTCGGGAACTCGCCCCTGACACGAACACGGACCACGTTAGAATCCCATCCGTATTTTCGAACAAGAGAATCTATGTTCTCTTTATTTGTTCTGGTGCTGTCCATAGAAGAAACCGTATGGCATTTGTACAATGCCCTGTCTCTTGTATGGGAATCATAAAAGGTTCCAGATGTCTTCGTTGGGTTTCCGCACAGAAGAAGTTTATTGTTTGCTCCAGATAAGGTACCAAGGATAGCCTCCATGATTGGATCCGCAACACCGGAAGCTTCATCAACGATAAAAAGCATGTTATCTTCATGGAAACCTTGCATATTCTCTGGCTTTGTAGCAGTCCTGGCAACACCAAACCAGCGCTTTTCCTCTCCAACCATATAAACATATGTCTTTGTCCATTTTAGAAGTATAGAGAGCAGTTCGGACTTGCTCATCCACTTGGAAATCTCAGACCAGAGGACATCGTGCAGCTGCTGTTTAGTTGGTGCTGTCGCAACGATTCTTGGGTGCGGAAAACAGGTAACGAACCACAGGAACACCGCTGCCTCAAGACCAGTCTTTCCGACACCCTGTCCGGATTTAATGCTTACCTTTGGGTTTGCAGCCAAGTCTCTAGCTGCTTGTGCCTGCCATTCATCTGGTTCGAAATTCAGAACTTCCCGAAAAAACATGACTGGATCATCACGCCACAAGGGAATGCTTTCGTCAAGGAACTCAGAGAACGCCGTATCATCCATCATGTTTCTCTTCCCTCCTTGCTTTCACTACAGCTTCGGCCCAAGCACGAACAACCTCATTGCCCTTGCTTTCTCCGGCAATCTTCTGCTTCTCAAGTCTCAGCTTCGCAAGTGCTTCAATAGCCTTAGTCTTCTTTGACTGTACAGTAGAAAGTTCTTTTTCCAAACGAGCAATCATATTGTCCTTGTTTTCCATATTTGTCATCATGTTATATGTGTTACCCGGAAGACGATCTCCAGAAGCAACCTTTTCTTCAATGCGTTCTTCATAGAGCTGTTTATCTTCATCTGATTTGAAAGCTCGCTTGTCTTCAGTTCTGGCGAAGCCGAACAAAGATACTTCTCCATTCATATTCCGGTATTTATTGATTGCCGCCATGATTCGTCTTTCCCTCACGGCAAAGAGCTGAATCTGTTCGATCAGGAGCATTTCTTCATCCATCGGAATATCTTCGATCATATCTTTTTCAGATTCATCAAGGACATCCCAATATACGGAAGAGTACGCTCCGTGTTTCTCTGCAATCTTATCTCCCGGTTTCAATGGACCGCCTTTGTTTCCTACAGCATTTTTGTTTCCAAGTTGTCCACCTTTATGGCGAGCGCTCGTTTTTTTCTTTTGCGAGCGCTCGTTTTTTTTCTTTTTTGTATCTCCATCCCAATTTTGGGTTGATTTCCAGCGCCGAACTGTACTGGCCGGGACGTCCAACTTCTTGGCAATATCAACAAGTTTCATCCCTCTCTTATACATTTCCTCAGCTTCAATGCTGTTGGGACTTCTTGCCCTTGCCAATGGACACCCCTCCCTTCCATCATCTTATTTCGGCATATGCAAAAGGGAGAGGTTGTACTCCCTCTCCCCGCTTTTTGTTCTATGTGCAATAGAACAGTATTAAATTTTTGTGATAAATTCAGCTTTTGAATATCCCGTCACCCCTTTTGTCATCATCTTCAAGAAGTCTTCTTTTGAAAAATCAGACAATCGGAAGATTTCTTCCGGTCTCATTCCAAGCTGTTTACCGATTTCTTCTACAGTTTTGCCTTCATCCATGAGTTCTTTTACGATTTTCTTCATAGGTTCCAACAAATGCGTACCTCTTGCCCTGTTATGAGTAACGGTACCGTAAATATCTTCTGAATGCTCTTTATGCTCCACAATAACTATAGGAACCTTGCCATCCAGTTTTGAAAGCAAAGGCTCCATTCCTGCAACTGTCCATCTATGAAAGCCATCAATGATCGTCATATCCGGTCGGACTACTATCGGAAGTGTCCATCCGTTCGTAAGAATAGACTGAATAAGCAGTTTCAAGTTCTCTTTCGAAACTTTGTTCGGGTTGTAGTCATTCGGCTTTAATGAATCCCTGTTTACCCATTGCAGGGTAGATAATGGTGTTGATAATTTATTATCCATGTCGTTCTCCTTTCTTCGCATCACTGATGTAACGTCCATATATTCTCTGGTACAATGCCCGGAATGCCCTCATTTTGGGATCACCGGATATCAGTCCTTCGTATATATGCTTATAATCTGCATCGGTTGCTATGGCTGATACCGACATAAAGAAGTTACGGTATCGTTCTGCCACATGCCTTTTATGCGGAGTATCAAAGAATACGTCCATGTGGTTAAATAAATAGATCAGCTCCTGCCGATAATCTTTCTGTTCCTGCCCTTTTTCGGCTTCTTTCCTTTTTCTGGAGCTTCGGCCGAACATCTCGCTGTCCCAGTACAGGGCTGCAAGATAGGCATTTGGTTCTCTCCGAATGATCCTCTCCATGAGATCTGGATAATATTCATTCATCTTCACGAGGCTTCTGGCCGTATCAACAGAAAAGAACTGAGATACCCTCATCTGTCTCTTGCTTGATCCAGACTGCCAGAGAAACAGATATATCTCCGGGATATCGACATGGTTTCTCAGAAGAAACAGCCATACATCATTGTCTGTCCAGTCGTAGATTGGGAACACCTGTTTCTTTGCGGTCATTTTATTTCCTGCTTTTGTCATGGACGCAATATTCTGAAGTCTCTGTACGGATTCCGCTGTCCTGATGCCAACCATTGTAATTCCGGATACGGTTGTTCTCGGCAGGAAATCCTGATAAGCATCAATCCTTGGGCGTAACAGTTTATGGTTCCTTATTGCGAATGAAG